TTGGTGACTTCATCGATAGCTTGGCAAAGCAAAAGAAACTGATGCAGAAGTGTTCTGTTTCGCTAACCACTCACAAACACAAGAATGGCAGTGTAACTTACTGGACTCCTGTCACTGCATTAGAGGGTGAAGTTAGCATCACAGATGAAGATAAGAAGCTAATGACAATGTTCGCTGAAACTGTAAAAGGTCACAATGAAAACATTATGAATCAGAACCGTGAAGCTATGAAGCTGATTGCTGATGACGATGATGTAGATTTGGCAGCGGATTTTGACAATGCTAACGCTGCTTAAAATACAAGACCACATGAGTAACGCTTTGCGGGGGGAAACTACTGTCTCCCCGCAAGCAGTTAAAGACTTTGCTGAAGAGTGTACTGAAGCAGCAGAGCGACAACTCGTTCGTCAACGGGGTGATTTCCGTATTCGTATGTCAGGTCTTGGTCGTCCCCTCTGCCAGCAGGTGCTGGAGAAGAAGGGCATCAAGGAAGACATGGAGTACAACACTCTGTTCCGATTTATGTTTGGTGACCTGACAGAATCAATCCTTATGCTTATAATGAAAGAGGCTGGGGTAGATATTGTTGACTACCAACGAGCCGTTCAGTTGCAGGTAGGAGACACACTGGTTAACGGTACTCTTGATGTTATCATCCGTGATGAGTTGGGGGTAGAGAAGGTGTGGGATGTTAAGTCAGCAAGTGACTGGGCATTCAACTACAAGTTTACTGGTATGAACGGTGGCTACGACAAACTAAAAGAGGATGACCCCTTTGGCTATGTCATGCAGGGGTTTCTTTATGCGGAAGCTACGGGCTTACCGTTTGGGGGGTGGATCGTTGTTAACAAGTCTAGTGGTATGGTGGCTATTGTTGAAGTGCCGGATTGGGCGCAGGATGATAAAGAAGCCTACTTAAAAGATGCAGAAGAACGAGTCAAGTTTCTTACTAACCCTGATGTAGAACCGTTTGTTCCGTTTAAGTCAGAGTTTGAAACTTACAAGCGCAGCGGTGAAGTCATACGAACAGGTAACAAAGTTTTACCTAGACAGTGTAACTTGTGCGGATACAGATCACACTGTTGGCCTGACGCTATTCTACATGGTAAGGTTACTTCCAAAGCAAAGTTTCCACCTACGGTATGGTATGACAAACTTAAAAATAAGGAAATGTAAAGATGCCGTACCTATTTGTAAAAGACTATGAGGTAGAACTCATGGAACTAAATAGTGACCTTAGCCATGTGTACATAGAGTCCAGCAATGCCACTGGGGGAGAGCGTAGGGTAACTCGTTTGCGTTTGCACAATAAGGGACTGCCCTTAACTTTAATTAATCACTACGGTACAGATGGTCACCTAGTCTCTGACACAGAAGCACGAGACATAAAGAAGGTAGAAACTGAGCTACAGCATATCAGTAGAACGTCATTTTCAGGAGCGTATGTATGTGTGCCGATGCACCCTTTGACAAAAGAACTTACCAACATAGAAAAGTATTCACCCAAACTGGCAGGGTACCTAGAAAAAAGATTAATATCAATAGGGGTAACCTTTTGAATAACAAGGTAAAATACAGGTCTAAGTTTGAACTCAACTTGGCACGGACTCTAGTATCCAAGAACGTCACGTTCTTTTACGAACAGGATAAGTTTGAATACATACCTGCCCCTAGACACTACACTCCCGACTTTTACTTTCCAGAAACAAACATCTACGTAGAAGCTAAAGGTCACCTAGATAAGGGGGACAGAGTAAAGATGGTACTGATGAAGAAACAACATCCTGACTTAGATATTCGGTTTGTTTTTATGAATGCCAAGAATAGGATTTACAAGGGCAGTAAGACAACGTATGCTGCTTGGTGTGCAAGATACAACTTTGAATGGGCTGAAGGGTCTATTCCTATGGAGTGGGTAAAAAAATGACCGACGATATTGAGATACAAAAGCAGGTGGAGATGATGTCCCTTTTACCAGACAGATACTACATCATACTTAAGCCTCTTGATGAAGAGAACTTTACCCTGACTGCCTACGATACAACAGATAAAACCTACGAGGATGATTCCGACTACAACCCCGCTATGGTTATACAAGAGGGTATAATGGAAACGGTTAGGGAAGACCTTGAGGATGTGTATGATAAGGGTGCGGCATCAATACAGTTTAAGATTACTGCAGAGGCTATGATTGAAGAAGTAGAAGAAGAACTAAAGAACCAGTACTGTGATAATGTAGTTAAAGTTAATTTTGGAAAGAAACAATGAAACACGAAGAATACATGGTGAAAAGAATGAGGGACGATGATGTCGTTAACAAACCGCCACATTACAATCAAGCAGGTGTCGAGTGCATTGACGCAATCCAAGCGGCGACAGACGATGGGTTTGAATACTACCTGCAGGGAAACATCATCAAGTACCTCTGGAGATACCGTTACAAAAACGGAGTTGAAGACCTCAAAAAAGCACAGTGGTACCTAACCAAACTAATCGAAACAAAGGGAGAATAAGAACATGAACAACATGTTACCTACACCATACCAGCAGTTTATTCACAAGTCACGCTATGCTCGTTGGATTGACGGAGAAGAGCGTCGTGAAAATTGGGATGAAACTGTGGATCGTTACATTGACTTTATGCAGAGTCAGGTAGAGGGCAAGTGTAACGTCAGGGTGGACTTGGGTGAGGTTCGTGAGGCTGTTCTTAGTCTTCAGGTTATGCCATCTATGAGAGCAATGATGACTTCAGGGCCAGCGTTGGCTCGTGACAACATCTGTGGGTACAATTGTAGTTACATTCCAGTTGATAGCCCTCGTTCATTTGATGAGTGCATGTATATACTGATGTGTGGCACTGGTGTTGGCTTTAGTGTTGAAAGAGAGAACGTTGACAAGTTACCTGTCGTATCGGATAATTTTAGTAGTTCTAGCACTATAATTAATGTAGCAGATAGCAAGCCGGGATGGGCTAAAGCTTACCGTGAACTGGTTGCATTGCTTTATGCTGGACAAATTCCTTCTTGGGATACCTCTGCTATTCGCCCTGCAGGTGCGCGGCTAAAGGTCATGGGGGGTAGAGCTAGTGGTCCCCAGCCGTTGATTGATCTGTTTAACTTTACCATAGAAATATTCAAGAAGGCTGCTGGACGTAGATTGTTTCCTATTGAGTGCCACGACCTTATGTGTAAGGTGGGCGAGGTAGTTGTTGTAGGTGGTGTTCGCAGGTCAGCCCTGATTAGCCTATCTAATTTAAATGATGATCAGATGCGTCACGCCAAAGCTGGGCAGTGGTGGGAAACAGAGGGTCAACGTGCGTTGGCTAACAACTCTGTAGCCTACAAAACAAAGCCTGAGATGGGTACCTTTATGCGTGAGTGGCTTGCCCTGTACGATAGTAAGTCTGGTGAGCGTGGTATGTTCAACAGGGAAGCAGCAATAAAGCAAGCATCTAAAAACGGAAGACGAATGGTTTCATATAAAGAGAATCCTGTTTTTCCTATGGATTACATACAGTTCGGTACAAATCCTTGCAGTGAGATAATCTTACGCCCATACCAATTTTGTAATTTGTCAGAGGTAGTTGTTCGTGAAAACGATACTCTTGATTCTTTGAAGCAAAAGGTTCGTATGGCTACCATTCTTGGTACCATGCAGTCTACTCTGACTGACTTTAAGTATCTCAGGAAGGTCTGGAAGGATAACACAGAAGAAGAAAGACTACTTGGGGTTTCTTTAACAGGCATCATGGATCACCATGTCTTGTCCAAGAATGTTGACAGTAAGATATGGTTGCAGGAGATGCGTGACGTAGCGGTGGAAACAAACCGTGAGTATGCGAAGTTACTTGGTATACCTGTCAGTGCAGCAATCACCTGCGTCAAGCCTAGTGGAACTGTTTCGCAGCTTACAGACTCTGCTAGTGGTATTCACGCACGACACAACGATTACTTTATTCGTACTGTTCGTGGTGACAACAAAGACCCCCTGACACAGTTTCTTGTGGACAGTGGCGTACCTGCTGAACGAGATGTGATGAAGCCAGACAACGTAACAGTCTTTAGCTTCCCAATGCAGTCTCCCAAAGGAGCAGTTACCCGCACACAAACTACAGCCGTAGATCAGCTAGAGTTGTGGAAAACCTACGCTATACACTGGTGTGAACACAAGCCATCTATTACTGTGTCTGTAAAGGAAGAAGAGTGGATGGACGTAGGAGCGTGGGTGTATGAGAACTTTGATGTAGCGTCAGGAGTTTCTTTCCTTCCTCACAGTGATCACACATACCAACAGGCACCCTATCAAGACATAGAGCCTGACGAATACCTTGAATGGAAGCAACGTATGGAAGTGGTACACATTGATTGGAACAAGTTAACAGACTTTGAGAAAGAAGATAATACTACAGGCTCCCGTGAACTTGCCTGTACTGCAGGGGTTTGTGAAGTTGTGGACTTGACAGCAGCATGAACTGTTGGTACTGTACATATGCCTT